GAAAGAGAGAATAAGGGAGTTGGAAGATGATATGTGAGATTTGTAAAAAGAAAATAAAAAAACCAAGTGAAACACCTGAAGAAGCTATAAAGAAGTTTGCAATTAAGCTTAAAAAAGAAAACGAAAAGATTAAAAAGGAGAAAAATGGCACATCCAAAAATTAATTTAATATTAGATGATTGCATGAATGTTATGAAAGATTATGAGGATAACCATTTTGATTTGGCTATTGTAGACCCACCTTATAGGAATGCAAAAGATAATGATGCAAACCAATGGACAAGAAAAACAATTAAAAAAGGCAGATTAAAAGATTGGAATGATAAGCCAACAAAAGAATATTTTGATGAACTATTTAGGGTATCTAAAAATCAGATTATATGGGGGGCTAATAATTTCACACTACCCGAACATAAAGGATATGTAGTTTGGAGAAAAAAAAGTATCTCTGAAAAATTCAATATGTCAATGTGTGATTTTGCTTATATATCAGAAGGTTTAGGAACTATATCAAAAATGTTTGAACACATACCTCAAATTAAAAATAGAATACATCCAACAGAAAAACCAATAAAATTATACAAATGGTTGTTGTCCACCTATGCAAAAGAAGGAAACAAAATACTTGATACCCATTTGGGAAGTGGTTCTATTGCTATTGCCTGTAAAAATTTGGGTTTTGATTTAGTGGGCATAGAGATAGATGAAGAATATTACAATAAAGCATTACACAGATATAAAGAATTAACATCACAACAAAAAATATTTTAAAGGAGAAAAATGGCACATCCAAGTAAAGTAAAAGGTAATACCTACGAAAGAGAAATTGTAGCTAAGTTTGAAGAATCAGGGATTGAATGTAAAAGAGCATGGGGATCTAATGGTCAAGCACTAGGTCATCATGAAGAAGTTGATTGTTTGGCTCATGGAGAACTCAGAATACAGGCTAAAAGGCGAAAAAACATAGCAAAATGGCTAAAACCTAGTATCTTTGTAGATGCAGTAGTGGTAAGGGAAGATAGGGGCGATAGTTACATATTATTAAGATTAGATGATTTTCTTGAAGATTATAAAAAATACTTACAATTTAAAAAAATAGCAGGTGATGATATAGATAGGTACTTAGATGAAAATATGTAGAAAATGTGATAAGAAAATTACTTATGAAAATAGAGTTAAGTATCACAACTATCCTGGAATACAAAAAATATGTAAGCCTTGCAAGTTAGAAGAGTCAAGAAAGCATAATGCTAAGAAGTATAAAGCTATTAAAGAAAATCCTATTTGGTAACTACCAAGTTTCCACTATCTTGACAGATATATCATAGACTTTATAAGCAGATTGAGATACTCTTAAAGAGTTCTGATCAAACCTACAAATATAAAAGTCATCATTGTCATTGCTATTAGGCTGGAATATAAAAGGCAAAGCACCTCCTAATGTTTTATTCCATACCTGTGCATAGAATGAATCATCTGTTTCTATGTTAAATGCTAATGTGTTTTCTGAATGTTGTGCTCCTGAAGATAAATCTCCATTATTATAAGTAGAGTCAGCAGGATGCTCAGTATAATTACCACCTTTAGGGTTAGATGAAAATAAATCTGTTTCACTTATATAAGAGAATTTAAGATTCCAAGACTTTCTACCATTTCTTCTTGCCCCTGTTTGAGTGACATCTAAAGTGTCTTCATATACATCAAAACAATTTGTTCTGTTATCGCCATTAACCCATAATGGATTGCCTGCATATTTGACATTAGATATAGTTCCACCACCTGATGTAGTCGTAGTATCAATACCATCCATTTCTATTTCCATGCTTAATTTTAAATCAGGAGAATGAGGCATAGTGTATTGAATGCCTGTGCTAATTGCTCCAACCCTTAGATTTGGATTGTTAAGTAAACCTAATTTAAAATTTTCACCTTCAATTGGATCAGAACCTGTTACTATGCTAGAACCTGGTAAAGGTTGATACCAAGTTCCATCATTCTGTCCATTTAAAACTTCTACAGCATTAGATTGAGAAACATTATGTTGAAAGTGTTTATTATTTCCATATTGAGCCTCTACATATCCCCACCCACAATTAGTTGCACCATTGTGATTTAAAACAGCAATATAAGTCTTCATATTTCCTGTAAGGTCGTAATCCATAAAAGAAGATGGCATTGGGATATGTATAGTATTATCACCATCACCAGTAATGTCAGACAATTGCCTAGCTATAGCAGGATTAAGTGTAAATAACTCAGGTGCAATATCAGGTGTTATAAAGCCAAAGATACTGTCATAACCAATCGTGGTCATCGTAGTTCCTATTGTCTTGTGATACAAATAATTATCTATATAAAATACTGGTCTTCCTACACTACTATATGCCATTAAATTCTTCCTCCTTTAGGTCTAAAGCTCAAAATTTCTCCACTTGTGCCTATTATATTTTCATTGTTTTGAATATTTTCTTTAGTATATGATGGTGTTTCTTTGTCAGCCATTATACTTGCACTTCCCCAATTATAAACTTTAACAAGATAAAATTCATTTATAATACCTTTGTACTTTAGCAAACTCATACCATCAAGGTTTAATTTTTTACGATTATTTATATTAATTTTTTTAGTTCTGGGGTTATGAACAAAAGAAATGCCTCTTGCTGCTAAAACAAGATCATAAACCTCTCCAATATAACTTATTTCTATAGACTTTACAATTCCATTAACTTCAAAGTCAATTGTAGATATTTCATCATCTACAATTTCTGTTTTAATTGTTGCTTCTGTAGCACTATTTGTGCTTTTAAAGTTATTTTTTCTTATTTTTATGTTTCTTTTAAATGACATTTTTATCCTTTTAAATTTCTCCTGAAGAAGGTTCTCCACTATATATAAAAACTTCATCGCCTGAATTATGTGTTTCTGTTTGTGTTCCAAGAACACCTCTCTCTACATAAAGTATAATTCCAAGTGTATCATTAGAATATGTCATTGTAGTAGAATCTGTTACTCGAATCCATTCATTTCCTATTTTCATATGCCAACCTACATATATACTTTCCAATCCACCCCCTGTTCCTGTATAATAATTAAGAATGTTTGGAGTAAGTTTGCTCATAACATTATTGTTATCAGATAAAACAGTATCATTATAGTTAAATACATCTGGGTTATTTAAAAAAATATTACGACCAATTCCTGTTTCAAAATTATCAAAACCATTTCCTTCTCCTGCTGCACTAGAAATAGTCCAATTAGGCAAAGCTTGAGTAATATCTTCATAAAAATTATTTGACCAATATTTTGTTACACCTAAAACACAAGATTGATTATCATTTCTTAATATAGCTCTCCAATCAAGTCCTAACCTATTTAATACTCCTGAAGATGCACCTGTAGGCAATCTTAAAACACCTGCCCCTTCATAATTGTATGCATCAACAATAACATCTTCTTCTTCTTCAGAAATAAGGTCAGGATTTAAAACTTCATTTAAAATAGCTAAGTCGTTGCTATCTATAACTTTATCTCCATTCATATCACAGCTATATAATTGCCCTTCGGATATATATTGATTAGGGTAAAGTAAATGTTGATTTAAATCTTCATAATCTTGCTGGTCTGTAGCCCCTGTTAGATTAAAATCGCCACTTGCTCCTGATAAAACATTGTCATTTCTATTTAAATTGTGCATCTGTATACACTCTATATTTACATATTTTATATCTTTAGTTATATTTGTTATCATAAAATAAGGATAAATTTCTTGACCATTTCTAGTAAAAGACTGTGTATAATCTTCTCCATACAATTTCATATTTTCTATTAAAGAATCAAATCTGATTATATCTGTAACTTCAAGATTAGCATATTTTATAGGAACTCTAAATTTAATAATGTTATGCTGATTGCAATTATATGCTAAAGTAAAATCTCTTAATTTTTCAGGGGTTGATGTACCAAAATATTCTCCTGTATATCCAACAGGGTATCTTGTGTATTTGCTTTCAAATTCTAAAACAGAATCTCCTGCATTATTTTTGTCTAATCCATAATATTCTTTTTTATATCCACTAGGGTAACCTTTATCACCATTTCCATAAAAATCATAAGCACTAACATAAGATGTTTTCTCATATGAATCAGTTTCATAATCTCTTGTATGTTTTACTGAAACCATCGTTTTAACATTTTCAATCTTTGTTCTGTCAAAAGATGATTTTATAATATCTGAAGATAGTATTGTAGCACTAACATCTTCTCCTGTGTAGTCATTTTTAATAATAGCCATGCTTAATGTTGAGTTAGATCTAAACAATGGAATTACAGGTGAGTTTTTAGCTATTTCTTGTATAAGTTTTTTAGCTTCCATTTGTTTTGTTTGTGAAAAAGCCATACTCCAATTACCACCACTTAAAAAACTGTCAATATTATTAAATCTTTCAGTATCTAAAGATACCTGTAGTCCTAATTCTTCTTCTATAATATGTCTAATAACTGAAGTGGGAGGACTTCCTTCTAATATATTGTCAGCCATTCTACCTTTTGTTTCTAAATAAAAGTTTTTATCAAATATATTATCTATTTCAAAAACATGTTTCATACTCATTCTACTAGCTTCTATTCTAAAGTTTACACTATCTTCTCTGTCTGTATAATTAAAAATAAAACCAATCATTGTAGCATTAAATCTACTAGGAATATCCCACTCTAAATCAGTATTTACTTGATCACTCCAATTTTGAATGCCTAATGGTTCGTTAGTATTATAAATAGGGTATAATCCATCAATGCCATCTATAGTGCTTAAGGATGCTGTACTTAAATTTCCTAAATCAATAATCTCTGTACTTCCATCTGAACCTGCTTCAGGAAGGTCTACTCCAAAATGAATTAATTTAACAGAGTTGTTTCCAAGATTGTCTACAATAGGTATGTTGTTATCTTTTTCAAAATAAATTTCTGCATCTAAATAACTAAATCCTGAACCTTCTATAGCATCATCTACTTCAGAACTTAAGGTAGTTAAAAGACCAAATGTAGTTAATGTATTCCCTGTTAGGTTCATATTGAAGTAATTACTCCCTGCCTCACTCATAACTATACCTGGAGTTTTATCTTTTGAAACAACTCTCATTCCTGGTCTATTATTTCTTTCTTCTGTCATATAGGTTCTTTGACCATTCCAACTATTAAGGTCTTTTAAAATTGGCATACCTATTGCTCCTGGCATCATCAAACCTTTAGGTGCTGTAACACCTGAGTTCTCAAATTGGTGACTCTCTGTAAAATGCATATGCCACCCACTTCCACAAAAATAATTGTGCCATCCTTGTGCTTCTCTTTTTATCCCTCCATCATTATTCCCTGTAAGATACCAATCATAATAACCTCCTGCTACAAACCCCATGCTAGCACCACCATTGTAAGCATCCCAAGTTTGATTCATTCCTGACACTTCACCTGTGTTTTGCCAAAAATTAGAATCAATTCCATTCCATTCTACTTGCAAATCATCTTTAAAATGAGATATATCGTATGGAGTGCTATTAAAATATTGATGTCTGTTAGTTAATCCTGTAATTCTATACCTTGGAAAATCATCATATGTAAATCCATGGTATTCCATTAACTCCCAAAAGTCTATATAAATAGGATCAGGTTCTATTGGATTGTCATTTAAAACATTTCCATTAGGATCAATGTCAGTAGTTCTAGGAAGTCCATTTAAGTCATAGCCATTAATAAAATCTCCATTAAAATCTTTAGAAAATGTTAAAAAGGCACTTAAATTGTAATCTAAAAAATCAACATTACTAAGATCTCTTGCAAATCCATATAAATAATTAGGAACATAAGTTTGGCTATAATCGTCTGACAGGTATTCATCGTCTTCAAAATCTGTCATTTGCAACCTCCAACCTGAAGTAATAATATTGCCATATTGCCCATGAGGTCTTTGAAAAAAATCTGTAGGAGTTCCCCAAAAATGATTAAATAAATTAGCTCTTCTATTAAATTGATTTGTATTGCTAGGATCAACTGTTTGTAATTGATTTTCAAATGGATTAAAACTTTTATAATCACCCACAGTAGCCCAAGAACTCCAAGGTCGTAATGGTCTTGAGCTATCAGTTTCGTTTTCATACCATATTGAAAATAAATCATATAGTTTTTTAGCATCAGGCATACATATAAATTCAACCTTATTAGCTAAATCAGAACCTAGTAATCTATTTGCATTTCTGTGCCAATGCCAATATTTTTCATTATCAGATATTTCAGGATTTTCTTCATCCCAATCGCCTTGCATTGCACTAAGTGAAAAAGTTTCAGAACTATTAAATGAACTGCTAGTGTAAGAACCATTATAGAAATGATTCATAAGAAAAAAACCATCATCTGTGGTTGCCAACTCAGTTAAATTAGAACTATCATATGGTGGGAAGTTAGCATATGTGTTAGAATTACCATCTATTCCATATTCAGGGTTTGTTATAGAAAAACCTTCATCTTCATATTGCCAATTTATACCTATATTAGCATAATTAGACTCATTTGCTCCTGAAAAATGTATTCCTGATGCTCCTACATTTCCTAGACTTAAAGATGTTGGTTTGTTATTATAAACAACTTGCATTATCCCCATAGATATTGTGTTTGTAGGTACTAAACCATCATATGTAGCTCTAAGATATGTTTTTGATTGCAAGGAAGAAGCATTGAAATCTCGACCTATTTGGATTGAAGGATTTTGAGGGGAAGATGTGTTTACTCCCTCATCTAAATTAGATTGTATTGATAAATTTTTCATTACTTTTAAATAAGTTCCTGAGTAAACATATAAATAATCAGAAAATCCTGAATAATTTCCACTAACAACATTGTAACCATCTAAAGCATTCACAGTTCCTTGTTTTACAGGAATCTCAAACCTATCAACCAAAGTATATATTTTTTTAAGGTTAGCTAAATCTAAACTTATATCTTTATATAGAACACAAGGTGCTTTTTCAATCTCACCAAATACCATAGGTATTGTTTTATTTATATCTTCTTCTTTATATGCATTTTCAGAGTTTAGCACTCCAATAGGTACTTTTTTGTGCATAACAGATTCTGTAAGATCTTCTAATATAATTTTAATGTTGTTGTAATCGTGAGAAACCCTTTTAATAATAGCTCTATATATAGGCAAGCATTGCACAAGAGTTGTACAAGATTGAGATTTCCAATATATTTGAACATCGGTGTTTAAAAAATTCACCTCATTAAATAAATCACTAAACAAAATTCTATTCCCATCATTTGTAAAGTAATCTGTGTTTGACAATGTGAGAGTCACATTATTTATTTTAAAGTTTCTGTTTTCTATATCAATAGATTCTTTAATAGAAGGTATTTTAAGATTTAATGTTTGGAAGTTTACAATTTCTCCATTATCCTCTAATACTTCTGCATTTTGAGATAAATAAATAGGAGGATTTGTGTTTATCTTAACAATAGGATGTATATTAGTAGCATTACCTTGTATATCTGATTTAAATTCAGGAAAATTGTCTAAATTAAGCAATAGAACCTCCTCTTCTAAGTGCTTCTTTTATTTGTGGAACTATTTCATCTTCTATAGTATCTTTACCTAATATAGGATTGTTTATAATAATACTAGCTCCACCTCCACCCCCTAAGCCAGTGTTCATTCTATTTAAGTTTTCTATACCTACAGCTTCAACAGCATCTCTACTCATAACAAACTCGCCTTGTTCTGCCTCAATCATAGTTCCACCTTGAGAATGTCTATTGCCACCAACCATACCACCATATTGGTATTTTTGTGCTTTGATTGCTTTGATTTGCATTGCACCTGAAGCAGCTATAAGACCAGCTAGCATAACATTTAAAGGGAAAGGCTCATCCCAAGCAGCAGTTATACCCAATGCAGTATTAGATATAGCTTCCATAACCTTAACCTTTTTCATTTTTTCTTTATGCTTTCTTGTTTTTTCAGCATATTTAGCTTCAATTTCTTCAAGTTTTTTAGTTCTAACTCTTTCATTTCTTATACCTTTAACAGAATCAAGTTCTGCTTGTTTAGCTTGATTAATCTGTTGCATTTTAAGTTTATCATAGGCATTTCCTACATTGCCTATAGCATTAACCAATTTATCAAAACTTTCAAGACCTTCATTTCCCATCTTTTCATTAAGACCTAACAATTTTTCTTCTAACATTGCTAAAACAGCTATTAGCTCTGGAGTTGCTCCTGTTGTGTCTATCATAGATTCTGTCATTTTTATTTGAGATTTTATTAATTGTTTTTGCCCTTCTGGTGTTTTTTTGAACAAGTCACTTAATACTGTTTGTTTATCAATATAATCCTCTATGCTAGAAAAACCATTTTTTAATATATCAATATATTTCTGTATCAATTCTAACTGCTTTTCGTAAGGATTAAATGAATCAGTTAGCACAGCATTCATAACACCTTGTTGGTTTATTAATTCTGCTAAAGAAAGTTTCATTAAATTATCAGCTAGGTTTCCTGTTTTTTGTGCTGTCACATCAATGTTGTCGCTTGCATCTTTAAAAAAACCTGAAAGTATCAAAGTTTCTGTCGCTAATACTCCAGCAGCAGATGCTAATGCTCCCCACCCTAATCTAGTTTGCCATATAAAAGCTCTTTTTAAATTTGCAATATAAACACCTAAAGCAACTACTAATGTCGTAGTAATAACTGATGCATAAGCTCTAACTCTTTCAGCATTCAGAACAGCCGAAAACTTTGTCATAGCATTTATTAAAGGTAAAAATGCTGTACCTAACCCTTCTCCAATATTGACTGCTAAATTATCCATAGCAGCACCAAAAGCATCTAGTTGGTCTTGAGATGATCCTGTTACTTCATTAAGTAAAGATACTTTTTCTCTTGCTGCCTCCATAGTGGCATTTAAAAATGCCTGTTTCTTCTCTGAGTCAGTTAATTCGCTAGCATTTTTATTTAAACTCCTTGCATAATCTTCATTAGCTTTTCTTGTATCAGCAATAATTCCAATATTGTCCAACATAAGACGAGATTGACGACCTATACCAGTTATAAGAGATTCAACTGATGTCTTAGTGTCCCTTCCTAATGCTCTTCCAAGTCTTTGTGCAATGTCAAACATCTCTGCCATTTCATCTGAGTTTTTAGTAACTCCAAGTATCATAGCATTATTAGCTTGTTGGAAAAGGTCAAATTCAGACATCGTACCATTGGTTGCTTCTTTTAATTTTTCTAATGCTTTTGAGCTGTTTTCTGAAGCTCCTGTAAGAGTATTGAAGGCTGTTCTCATAGACTCTACTTTTGCAGCTTCTTTTGTAAATATTGCAAGCTGTCTTACTCCCATAGCCATTGCAAACTGAAATAGCAACATTTTAGATCTTAAAACAGCAAAACTACCACCTAATACCCTGTTAGTTACAGTTTGTTTTTTGTAAGCCCTATTTAATTTCTGTATAGCTACCTGATTTCCTCTAAAAGCTTTAGAAACAACAGAAACATTAACACCTAAACTTTTCCATGTTTTTCCTTGAGCACTAAGCTGGGCAGTTAATTTAAGAGTAGTGGAATTTAATTTTGTAGATCTTGCTTGTACTGTTTTTTCAGTATTGCCAAATTTTGCCATTGCATGCGAAAGAGCATTAAGTTTTGCTAATAATTTTTTATCTCCAGATGCATCAAATTTTATCGTAAATTGTTCTACTTGTGACATTTATTTATTCTCTTTCTTAGACTTATTGATCATAATTTTATCTTTTTTAGCAAATGCTTTTTTGATTATAAAATACCTGCCCATCCATATAGCTGGTTGGTCGTCATAAGCTCCACTATAAGGAGGTACACTTGTTTCATTACAATATAAATACCTTTGTATATCTTTCTGAATACTTCTATCTAATATAAAATTCCTGCATGTAAAAAAAGGCAATTGAGCATTAATTGATTGTGCTACATCAAACTCTTTGCCTTTTTCATTACTTTCATGTACTTCCTCTATTAATAAATCTAATACATTCCAAATATCTTCTTTGCATGTAAAAGACCTAACTTCTCTTTTCCCATTAATTAATAATGGAAGTTTAGCAGTATAAGGAAATTCATGAAATTGACAGCCCCCACAGTTATCACCTAAAATATTAAGTTCTACTTGGAGGCTTTCTCTTCCCCCATAAAAAACATATCTTGCAATTTTGTGAATATTTCACTTTTTTCATCTAAGGTAAGACTCATTAAAAATTTGTCAGAAGTATCTCCATCTAAGCAAGTTCTCATCCATTTAGTCATGGTTGAGTGCATCATAGTTACTCCTCTCATAGTGCCATCTTTCTTATAATCATATTTAACACTATCTAGTAATTCATCTCTTTCATCTAAAGTTATGTTTTTTACTTTTAAGGTACGACCACCTTTAAGCTTAATTTCCATAATACTGCCCCCCCCTTTAATTTAATTATTCATTACAATCAAATGTAACCAATGCTGTGCTTCCATCACTTGTAGCTTTACCTGATACATCAAGCATCATTAAATCGCCTTCACTATAAGCA